ATAAGATGTCCTATTTCCCATTTTATATAATTTATTTTCCACCCTCCATTCATTGGTGAGTTCCAAGCACGAGGTAAAGTATCTTGATACTCATAAATTGGTTTATTTTTTTGATTTTCAAAAACTAAATTGCCTAATTTTTCAAGCAATTTTATTAACAATTTTTTATTTTTTCCACAAGAGCCATAAAATTTATACGATGTTTCGGCAAATTGTTTTATTGCTCTTTCTTTATCTTGAATATATCTGTTTGGATTATTCAATAAATTATTACGATGGTCTAACAGAGTTATATGTTGTTTAGGTTCGTCCATTTCAATTACCAAGGGTGTAATGTATAAAATGTAGCAATGATAATAAAATTAACTCAATTTTATTATTATTTATAAAAATAAATCGGCATTTGAAATGTGAAAAGGTGTAATAACTTTGTCTCTAAATATTTTAGATTGTAAATTATGTTTTACTCCATATTTTTTAAAATTTGTTTCATAATATTTATTTCTTATTTCTATATTTTGTTGTGGATTTTCTGCACCATATTTTTCTAAATTAGTATCTGTAATTTGTTGTCTAATTTCAGGAGATTGTAAAATATATTCAACACCATATTTTTCTAAGCTTTTTTCTTTCTTTTGTTCTTTTATTTTGTCTAATTGAGAATTATGTTCAACACCATATTTTTGTATCATTGTATTTTTTTGTTTTTCTTTAATTTCATTATTCATCATAGCATTTTCTACTCCAAATTTTTTTAAATTTGTCTCTATAATTTTTATCTTACCATTTTCTTTGCTACAATTTTCACAATAACCATTTATTTTTAATAATTGTCTAAATGGTTTAATAAATATATTTTCACAAGCAGAATGTAAACAAATACCTTCAATAATTGTATCTCTATTTATAAATTTATCGGAATAATCATCTGTTAAAATTATATTATTTTCATTACAAAATTCAGTTAATATATTGATATCATACTTTACTTTTGAATCTCTTATTTTATTACTTGAAATTTCTTTTATACATAATTCACAATAGGCTCCAGTTTTTACTAATTGTCTAAAATTTTTATGAAAATTATTATAACAATTATCAGTTATACATTTGCCTTCAATATATGCTTCTCTATTTATTAATTTATCTTTAATTTCACTTATTAATTTAATATTATTATCACTACAATATTCTAAGAGTGATTGATTATTGTATTTCATTTATATAATTATATTAATTATATCTAATTTGTTTTTATAAAATCAATTTTATTATTTTATAAAATTATGATAAAAAAATGTTACCATATTACGTCTTAAAATCCCCCAGGAAATCTCACTAAATTTGCTCCAATTCCAAAACCAGCTCCACTTCTAGCAGTAGCTCCCATACTAGGGACATATGTGTCAAGAATACTGAATGTAGCAGCAGCAGTCAAAGCGATCAAAATAATCTCCTCAATGTTCAACGAACGTTTAGGAATAGCATAAGCAGCAATAGCGACCATTAAACCTTCAACAAGATACTTAATGATTCTTTTAACAAGTTCAGCGACGTTTATTAATCCGTTCATTATAATAAATAAAAAGAAAAAAATATATATATTGCGATAAAAAACTTAAAATTAAATAATTAAATAAATTAAAATGGATCGTTCTAAAGACAAGAATTCTAAAAAGATTGGTTTTGAAAGAAAACAAACTAATGGAAAAACAAATCCTAAATATGTTGATTTATTAGAAGAAGATAAGCCTATTGCTGGACAAAAATTTGTATGTGTTTCTTTTTGTTCTCCTGAAAAAATCCTAAAGGAAAAGGAAATTTATTTTTTTGAAGAGTTCCTAAAGAAATGGGAATTTAATAAATCAATGGAAAAATTTGTTCAGTTCCTAAATTTTATTTCATACAAATATAATGTTTCCTTTGAAGATGTCTCAAACGATTTTAAGGATTTTGTTAAGGAAGAAAGAGAAACATTGTCAAAATCAAACATGGATGATGAATATAAGACCTTTTTAGATAACAATGAAGAAGAACTTCAAAAACAATTTGACATCTCTCATAACTTTCAAACTAGTACAAGAGGTTTGAAGATTCGTGGTTCATATCCTACTCAAGAAGAAGCAGAATTGAGATGCAAAATGTTAAGAGAAATTGACCCTAATCACGATGTTTTTGTTGGACCTATTGGTATGTGGATGCCTTGGGATCCTGAATCTTATAAGACTGGACGCGTTGAATATATGGAAGAAGAGCTTAATCAATTGATGAAAGAAAAAACTAAGAATGAGTCAAACGCTAAAACTGCTTTCGAACAACGCACAAAAGAATCTAAACAAAAAGCGATTGAAGAAAATATTAAATCTGCTGAGAAATCTGGTAATACATTAACTCAAACTATTGACGAACAAGGCAACTTGATTGGCGTCAATAATGCAAATACACAAGAATTCGCATTGAAGGAACAAGAGAATATTTCAACTGCTGATATATGCATGGAATTGTTCGAAGGAGAAAATATTGTTGTTGGAAAAACTGATAATGGTCAAAGTCAATTGGTTAGTGGACCTTTTGCAAACAATAAAGCAAACTAAAACTTTAATGATTAAAATTATTATTACTTAAATAATTAATAATAATATTTTATTATGTATTTAATAAAAGAAAAAAGTTATAATAGTGAGATACCTATTTATATGAAATTACCTAATAATGATAGTATTATGTTTATACCAGAAGCTAGAGTTGCAAAAGACTATTTTAATACTGGATTTTATGAAAGAGGATATGTTGATTGGGCTGTTGAAAATTTTGTTTCTTGTGATAAAAATGTAATTGATATAGGAGCTCATATCGGATGGTATACAGTAGCATTAGCAGAAAAAGCAAATCATGTTTTTTCTTTTGAATGTTCGCCAAAATCATTTAACTATTTATGTGCTAATATTGCATTAAACAATTTAGATTATAAAGTTACTAAATACAATTGTGCTTTAAGTAATGAAATAGGAACTACTCCATATTATATTCGCGACCCTAATGATGGTGGTGGAAATGGAATTTCTAAATTTGAATATGATAATATTCAAAATACTCCACATATTGATGTTCCAAAAAATACACTCGATTCATACAATTTGACAAATATTGGATTTATAAAAATTGACGTGGAAGGGCATGAAAAGGAGGTTTTGGAAGGAAGTGTTGAAACTATTAAAAGAAATAACTATCCAAAAATTTTATTTGAATCATGGGATGAGCACCAAGAGAATAATAATTTTCCAGCAATTAAATTAAGAAAAGAATTATTTGATTTTATTATGAGCTTAGGATATAATATAATAAAAATTGGACAGGATATGTATTTGGCTGAAAGATGAAAATATAATTTAAAAAATACTTAATAAAAATAAATATAATAAGATTATAATTTATTATATTTAATTAATATGATTAAATTGGTTTTCATAAAAATTTTTGTTTAAGCTATATATATTATTTATATATGGATTTATTTCAATTAAATTTTTAATTTTAATAACTTGGTCTTTCGCTTTAATATTATCATAATAAAATAATGCAACGAATAAATTAAATAAAAATTTAAAATAAATTTCATAATCAATCTCAATTGCATAACTTTCATATCTTTCTAAAGCTTTTGAGCAGCAATCTACACACTCTTTATAATATCCATGATTCAAATAATTATTTGAAATATGTAAAACATAATTTAACCCTACATTTATATTGATAAAATTATTTAGTATATGCTGATAATCTCCATATGATCTTTCTATTTCATCATAATATTTATCTAATATTTCTAGATAAAACATTTCTTCAGCATGACCATAACCATGAAATGTATGTTTTATAAATATATTTTTTAATTCGTTTAAAATTTTAAAACCTACTTCTTTTCCAGTAATAAATAAGCTTCCACAAACAACCCATCTATAAGTGCTATAATATTCATGTAATCTATCTTCTTTTAATAAATCTTTATTACAGACATTTAATATTTGAATATGAAACTTATCTTCAGAACAATTATTTAAAATATTTAAAAGCATATTGTTTTTGTAGTTTGTACATATTTTTGAGAAATTTTCTCCAATATTTGCGTCTATCCAGCCAAATTTAGTTGTATTAAAAGGATTTAACATTATTGACTTTATAACCAACTCAAATTTGCTACAACATACAATATGACTTTCAGCACATGTTCTTTCATCTTTTGTTGGATAATATTTTTCTCTATTTTTTTTTACAATTTCTGTATATTTGAAGGTTTCTAATTTTTCAACATCTGTTACAATATAATGTGTTAAATAATCTAACTTATATTCATCTCTTTTATTTTTAATACATTCATATAGATTTTTATCTGTGAATATAATTAAATAACATGGAACCTCTAATAAAGCATTCATTTTATTTAAAGATTCATTAAAACTTCTTGAATGTTTATTATACATGGTTAAATCAAAACAAGCTGTTACTAATGTGCAATCTGGTATCATTTTTATTAAATATATTTATTATTTTTAAGTTTTTATTATGAAGTTTATATTAAATTTTATTATTATAATTTAAATATATATATTTATTTTAAATTATATATGAGTATTTGTTATATTATTTCTACTTGTGATAAATATATTGAAACTAGAGTTAAATACCAAATGGAAACATTTTTAAAAAATGTAAATAAAAATGATATTTTTTATCTTACATCAAAACCTAATATAGAAAATAGGCAATTTGGATGGCAATGCATGGATGATACGCAAAATATAACTTGGAAATATATTCATTTTATTTATAATATGAATATACCAAATTATGATTGGTATATATTTATTGACGATGATACATTTGTGTTTGAAAATAGGCTCAAGATTTTTTTGCAACAGTATAACTCAAAAGATTCATATTATATTGGAAAAGAATGTGACCATATAAAAGAACAATTCTGTGTCTATATGTCTGGAGGGGCAGGATATGCTATTTCAAATAAATTATATGGTCTCATTACCGATTACATAAAAAAAATAGGAATTAATGAATCATATTATCCTCTAATTAATTTAAAAGAACAATTTTGTGATGATTTATGTATAGGAACGTGGATAAATGAAATTAAAAAAGAAAATAAAGTTAATCAAATACATAGCAATTTATTTCACACAAGATTACATAAAAGTCAGGAATCATTAAATGAATCAATTACTTTCCATAAAGTAACAACTCAAGAATTATTTATTTTTTATTCATCAATAGCTGATAAAGAAAAAGAACTAGTTTTAATTGAAGAAAAAAAAACAAAATTTGACACTGTTTTTGCTTTAGTTGCAGATTCAAATTATTTTAATAAAGCTAAAAGAACAATAATTGACTTAAGAACAAGAGGAAAATGGAATGGAGATATTGTTTTGGTAACAATTGATTTTAATTTAAATGAAAATTTTAAAGAATTTTATAATGTAATTGAAGCTAAATTTCCTTTAATAGATAAAACAAATTTATTAAATAAAATAGGTAGTGAAGGTTTTACAAATAATCCAGATAAAAGAGAATTAAATAAATTAAATCAATGGGAAAAACTGCATATATTTGATGATTATTTCTTAAAATGGTCTCGTGTTGTGTTTTTAGATTCTGGGCTAAGAGTCTTATATGATGTAAAATATATTCTTGAATTAGACTATAAAGACAGACTGTTGGCACCCCAAGATTCAAAATTATATGAAAATCAAGAGTTTAATTGTCAAATAAGTTATGATAAACCAGAATTAAATAATGAGTTTATAAATGATTATGGAGAGAATATTTTAAAATCAAATTATATGCTTAACTGCATGTGGATTTATGATACAAATATACTAAAATTGTGCGATAAAAAACAACTTATTGAAGCTATGAATAAATATACTTTTTGTAAAAATAATGAAATGGTAATAATGAATATAATGTTTCATTTTAAATATCATTTATGGGAAAGATTGTCTGTAATGGCATCTAACGGAAAAATTTTGTTTGACTGGAGTGAGTTAAATAATCCAAATACAACTTGGAAAGATTATTGTTTTATAAAGTATCCAGCTACTATTACATTTGAAGATTGTTAATATTACTTTTCAAAATCAGGCTTATTTGGATAGTATTCATTAAAAAATTCGAGCATTTCCTTAGAAACTATTTTTCTTTTTTTCGGGTCAGTTTCCACATCATTTATGCAAAAAAATTTTGGTCTAATTGTAAAAATTTTGTTTAATTTTTTCGCAAAAGTTGGGTCTATTGACGGAACATAATAAATTGTTTTATTTTCATTATTTACTAATTTTGCTTTGTGTTGTAAATACATAAATTTTCCAATTGGGTAATGTATTTGTTGGCAAGGAGAATTCAAATTATTTTTCTCACATATGTCAAAACCTCTATCATTTCTTTTTTTTGTCATACGTATCCAATCAACATAATCAGCATATGTTTTATTAAATTCAAGGACAGAATCTTTAATTTGTGAAATTGGAATATGTTTATATAATTTATCAGCATTTTGAGGAATAACAAATTTTAATTTATTTTCCAATCCGTCTTTAGTTACAACTCTTGTATTTAAAGAATAATCATCTATTTTTGCTTTGCCATCTGGTGTAAAAAAATCTGTGTATTTAACTTTTCTTCCCAAAAAAATATCATCGTTAAAATATATATAATGATTTGATAAATCCTTAATATTTGCTATAGTCGTTTCAATTGCATTTGAATTTGTGTTTGGTAAATATTTATCAGATGGAAAAGTATGTGAATGATCAATTACTATTATTTTATCATTATCTTTAATCCAACTAGGTTGTTTATAATTATTCATTAATATATATATCTTATTAACCCAAGGTGCAAAAAAATAAATAGAACGCAAGCTGTATTTTAATTCATAATTATATGCTAATCTTCTATTATTTGACATTTCTTCTCCTTTCCACGTATAAACAATATCAATTGGAAATGGTGTTTTTTTTGACGCGCTTCGTTTTAAAGTTTTATTTTTTGCTTTATTTCTATTTTTTTTACTTTTATTAGCAATATATTTCATATATATAATATTTATAAAATATATTTTACCATTTATTTGCCTTTTTAACACTGATTTTAGGTCCTGCTCCACGCTTTTTAACATTATTAGGGTCATATTGCGCCTCTTCATCATCATCTTTAAGATTTTTCGATAATTCCCAAAATTCTTTTGAACCCAATCTAAATTCACCATGATTATCAGCTTTATACCAAAAAACCTGGTCATGTAATTTATTAGATTTAGAGTTATTATTAATTACTAAACACTCATAATTCTCAGTACATTGGTCCATTACTTGACAAAATGCTTCAAATGTTGGAAACATACCAGCATAATTTTCATAAATTCTTCTTCTATTTGCGATATAATTTTCTCTCAAAATAAAGACATAATCAATATTTGTTCTTAGGGTAGGAGGTATGCCTAATGGATATTGCATTGTAATAACTAACATAACCTTCCAATGTCTCAATTATACCATTTTCATTCAAACATTTCCTTTTGAAATCATTAAACCTGTGCTTTTTAAATGGGCACAGCATCCTCTCGGATGGGTTTAGACTATATCTTAAGGCATCATCGTAATTGGTTAGATTACTCAACCCCACGGGCATTTAGTCGTTGAACTGTCATCATATCCTTACCATAATGGACTTAGATGATTAGCTGCGGGTTTTCTCTATTTTATACCTTTTTACTGTACCTTATGTAGTTAACATAAGCCACTATTATATTTCTATAGTAGTTTAGTAGTATAAACTTTCAAAGAACTTTTGTAAAAGTTCTAAATCAAGACGTCTCCGCAATTTGGACGTGTCGCTCACTTTTAAGTATTGCTAAATACTTATGAAGTAAACTAGCCATTCTTTTGGAATGACTTAGGCAAACATTTCACCATTCATGAATAATAATCGCATCATTTTATCGCGAGTCCATGTAGCATCATACAAACAATCATCTAATATAACAAATGCCCTAGGGTCAATAGTAGTACGTCTATATGTTTCCATCTCCTTTTTAATTTGCTTTAAAACTGTGCGTTGTCTTTTTAAAATATTTTCTATAATAGCTGTATTATATTCATTATGAACGAATAATTTTGGCACCATATTTGCATAAAATCCATTTCCTTCTTCAGTTCCTGATATAACTGTTCCAATTGGTATTTCTTGTTGATAATAAAGTAAATCTCTTACCAAGAAAGATTTGCCAGTATCTCTCTTTCCAATTAAAACTACAACAGGTCCTTTATTTTCATTTGGCTTAAAACTAATAGATTTCATATCAAATTTTTTAAGTTCTAATGTCATTATTATTTTAAATATAAATTATTTTTTTACATATTTTACGCAATGTAATACTAATATATAGCATAATATATTAACATTTATAATAAGTTAAAAATACATATAATTTATATATTAATTAGCTAAAGAATGATAAACGTAAACTATCAAAAAAGAAAGAACATTGAACTTTTAAAAAGTTTAGAAGAAACAAATTCTCTTTTTCTCTCTGAATCACAAAATTATATTCCAATTTATACAAGGTTCTTCTCATTAAATGATACTAATTATAATGGTATTAATTTGAATAATAAATGGTATATATCAAGTGTAAAAAAAAATGATGACGACATTTCACATCTATATACTTGTAAAATTAAAAACATAAACACTAATAAAGTTAAAGATAAAGAAGTATTTTTTAAATTAGCTCCATTATTGGATCCTTATAAGTTTTTGGTAGGTAAGTATAATATTGAAGACAAAAATTTATTTTCATTACCAAAACTCAATTCAACTGAAAATGATTGTAATTCTAAGTTTTTAGATGTTAATAACTCAGCATATGTTGATGGTTTATTTTTATATTTAGCAAGTAATTTATTATATTCTCATAATTTCTCACATGGAGTTGATTATTATGGTTCTTTTTTGGCAATAAAAAATAATTTTCAACTTAATGTATTTGATGATATTGACTATTTGAATAATTCAGATTACTTTAATAAGAATAAAAATGTCTTATTCACAATTGATGAGTATGAACATTTATTTCAAAATGAAAATCAAAAACTAAAGCCAATCATTATACAACATAATACAAGTGCTAAATCACAAATTTCAATAAAATCTTTTGATAATGAAATATTTGAAAATGTTTTTAATGAACAAATAGAATTAAATTTAAATAATTTAAATGATATGTCATCTGATTTGGTAGATTTAACAGATGTAAATTTTTTAGACAATAAAGAAATACATAATAATGTAACATTAAAATCAAATTCAACTTGCTCATCAAGGTCATCTTATACAGATAATAGTGATTTAGATGAAGAAGATTGTGATGATATTGAAGAATTAAATGAAGATGAAAAAACAGACGAGGACCTCCGACTAGAAGCAGAAGCAGAAGCAGAAGCAGAAGAATGGGAAGATGATGATGATGAAAGTTCTGAAGAAGAGATAATAAATGCAACTATACCAAAATTTCCTGTTCAAATTATTGGAATGGAATATTGTAAAAATACTTTTGATGATTTAATTTTAAGTAATGATTTAAAACCTGAAGAATGGTATTCAGCATTTATGCAAATAATTATGATTTTAATTACATATCAAAAAGCTTTTAGTTTTACACATAATGATTTGCATACAAATAATGTTATGTATAATGAAACTGACAAAAAATTTATTTATTATTGTTATAAAAAGAAATATTATAAAGTTCCTACATTTGGACGCATATTTAAAATTATAGATTTTGGTAGAAGCATATATAAATTTGATGGAAAACTTTTTTGTAGTGATAGTTTTCAACCTGGAGGAGATGCTGCAACCCAGTATAATACAGAACCATATTTAAATGAAAAGAAACCTAGACTAGAGCCAAACTTTAGTTTTGATTTATGTCGATTAGCTTGTTCAATATTTGATTATATTATTGATGATTTTGAAGAAATAAAAGATTTAATTAATTGTAATGACCCTATTAAACGTTTAATTGTTGAATGGTGTTTAGATGACAAAGGTATCAATATGTTATACAAAGGAAATGGGGTTGATAGATATCCAGATTTTAAATTATACAAAATGATTGCAAGATGTGTTCACAATCATACTCCTCAAGCTCAACTAGAGAGACCAGAATTTAAAGCATTTTCAGAATTTAAAGGTGAAGTTGGAAATGATGTAATTAATATTGATAATATTCCCTCATATATTTAACAATATCTAGCAAATTATTATTTTGTTATCAGTTCATAATACAATTATATTTATATATATTATGAACTCATATGGATTTATTATTACAAGACACATTAATTCAGAAACTACAAATAAATATTGGAATCAATCTGTTAAGCTATTAAGAACATTTTATCCAGAGAGAAAAATTATTATCATTGATGACAATAGTAATCAAAATTTTGTAAAAGCAGATTTTGATTATAAAAATATTAAAATAATTACATCTGAATTTCCCGGAAGTGGAGAAATTTTGCCTTATTATTATTACTTAAAAAATAAGTATTTTGAGAATGCGATTATTTTACACGATAGTGTTTTTTTTCATAAAAGAATAAATTTTGAGATGTTAAATGGTTATCGAGTTTTACCTTTATGGTATTTTAACGGTGACAAGGAAAATATAACAAATACTTTAAGAATAACAGAAAGTTTAAATAATAAACATGAAATACAAAATAAATTGTCTTTAAACGATAATGTTATAGGTTTGCCACAATCAAAATGGTACGGATGTTTTGGTTCACAATCATATATAAATTATGATTTTCTTTTACAAATAAATAAGAAATATAATATAACAAATTTAGTAAATACAGTAAAAAATAGATCAGATAGATGTTGTTTAGAGAGAATAATTGGTTGTATATTTTTTACAGAAAGCCCAAATTTATTTAAAACAAAGGCTTTATTTGGAGATATAATGAAGTACCAAAAATGGTGTGGTTATTCTTTTGAAAAATATGAAGATAACTTAAAAAAAGGCACTATACCAAGAGCTGTTGTGAAAGTTTGGACTGGTCGCTAGAATATTGTTCATAAATTGTAATATTTTTAGTTTTAAAATACAATTTTAATATATCTAAGTCTATTTTATATTCTTTATTATATATTATATATTATTTAATATTTAAGCTATTGATATAAGGTTTGCATTATTTTATCTTTTATTATATCATCTTTAACACCTAATTTGTCCAAACGGTTTATTATTGAGCTTCTCTCTTTTATTAATAATTCATCTGGTAAGATTCCAGGAAATCTCTGTTTTTGCAAACCTTTATTCATTGCCAAAATAGCTCTTTTAAATTTTTCCAAGAATCTGTCGCAATCGATATATGTTAAATTTTCATAACCTTTTTCAGTTATAGGTTTTCTCTCTTCTAATAAATTTTTAAACTCTGTATATTTTGAATAATAATAAATTTTCTCGTCTAAGAGAGAACCTATATTTGGACATCTAAATAAAACATTTTGGTTTAATTCATCAATGTAAAATTTATATTCTTTTGACTTTTCAAAAAATAGTTTTATATTTTGAGGTACATCTTTAAAATCAATATCCGAAAATTGTTTAAAATCATCAACCATCATTTGTTTTCTATAGTCTCTTTTTTGAATAACCTTTACATAGCTTAATTTAAAAATAAAAGGGTTTGCTCTTGTGTTTTCAGGATTTGGTACTTGAACAGAAACCTTGTATTGTGTTTCTGGTGTATTTAAAAACCATCTAACTAAATAAGCTAAATGACCAGACAAATTTTTAACATTTAACTCATTATATGGAATATCAGTTTCTGGTAATATTAAAACATCAATATCTTCAGATTTATAAGATGCTGTTTCAGGTGTTCCAGCTAATTCTAATTGAATTGCTTTTCCACCCTTAAATATTAATTTATAATCTTGTCCAACCATTTTTTGCGATATTAATCCAAAAACAATTAAAGCTGCACATAATACAATATTAAAATGAGAAAAATCAATGTCTTGATCTCCTATAAAATATCCGAATGATTCATATGGTTCATTTTTTGTAGGTGTAAAATATGTCGGTATCATTGCTTGATTAATTTTGCAAACACTCCATAGTTCAGTAACCTCTTTATTATTTATTGGAATATTTCCATCAGAATTCATCATCTCGTTTATTTTTTGCCTTAGTGTAATCATTTCATTGTCTCCAAAAATAGGTTTCCAAAATTCTGGTTCAATTTCTGGATTATATCCGGAATCAGATGGTAAATCTGTTGGTATTGTTAATTTAACAATAGGTTTTTCAGACTCTTTCTCAATTATTTCTTGAATTTCTTCTTCTTTAATAAGATTTTCCATTATTTGTTTCTGTTCATCTGTAAGAACTTTAATATCAGCACCATTCTCAAGCAAAAACTTAACTAATTCTTTGTCTTGTAATTTTATAGCAGCATATAAAGCTGATATGTTTTTTGTGTAACTTTGTAAATTTATATTTCCCTTATTTTGAATAAAACTTTTGATTAAAATTTTTCTTGTCATAATATCATTAATATTGTCAAAAATAACAACTAATAAAGGAACAAATGCTACTATCGGAGTAGTATCTGATGTATATTTATATTTATCAACCGGAATTGTACCATTAGTTACAGGTATCAATGTATTAATTCCAAGTTGATTACTTTTAAATCCATT